TGAAAAACTATTCCCTATGCCAGAGCGTTCTAGGGATGAGGATGGTGGTTTTATTGCAGATGATAAAGCTACACCAGAAGTTAATGAAGCTTGGAAAGGCGGCAAAGCCCCCAAGAAGAAAGTAAGGAGAAAGAAAAATGCCAATGGGTAAAGGTACATATGGCTCTCAAAAAGGTCGTCCTTCTGAAGAAGACAAGAAGAAGGGCAAAAAGAAAATGAGCAAAGCTGAAGTTATTGCTATGCTAAAAAAGAAAAAAACTAAAGATGGCAAAAAGTAAAGTCAACGAGGCTGGTAATTACACCAAACCTGCTATGCGTAAATCTTTATTTAACCGCATCAAAGCTGGTACTAAAGGTGGCGGTGCTGGTCAATGGTCAGCGCGTAAGGCTCAGATGCTTGCCAAGGCTTACAAATCTAAAGGTGGAGGATATAAATCATGAAACAAGTACCTGCAAAACCTAAAAACCAATCTTTATTGCGAACAGGAAATAGTAGCGAAATAAGATCTATGTCTGGTGATAAAGGGTTTAGATCGTGGGCAAAATCTAGCGGTATTGCTACATCAAAAGAAATAGATGGTTTGTCTTTACCAAAGTTACAGGGTTTATATATTGAGTATCTGAAGTCTAGAGGACAATAACAAACAATGAAAAAGCCTCAGAAGTCTCTTGTTGCATGGACTAAGCAGAAGTGGCGTACAAAGTCTGGCAAAAACTCTACTCAGGGTTCTAAAGCAACTGGTGAGCGTTACTTGCCAGAAGCCGCAATAAGAGCATTGTCTTCTCAAGAATACTCCAAAACATCTGCGGCTAAACGCAAAGCTAAGAAATCTGGCAAACAAGTTTCTAAACAACCTAAATCTATTGCGGATAAGGTTAGGCAGTATAGGAAATCTAAATGAGTTTCATGCACACTCTCAAAGTAGAGGAGCGAGAAATTCTTAGGACTGTGGTGAAGAAGGTACACTTTGCTCACTACCCGAAAGAATTTTGCACCGATAGGGAAGCTGACAAGCTAATAGATGCCATTGCTCCTGATGTAGTAGAGCGTATGATTAAATTCGGCAAGGACAAACACGTTGACCAACTTTAAGTACAGACCAGACGGTGATGTATTAAAAGCTTTTATGAAAGACGATAACTTCTTTCGTGGCATCCGTGGTCCTGTCGGTTCTGGAAAATCTGTAGGCTGTTGCGTTGAAATATTTCGCAGGGCTTTACAGCAACAAAAAGATAAGAACGGTATTCGCAGAAGCCGTTGGGCTATCATAAGAAACACAAACCCCCAGCTTCGGACAACAACTATTAAGACATGGCTTGATTGGTTTCCAGAAGATGAATGGGGCAAGTTCATGTGGTCTGTTCCCTACACTCATTGGATAAAGAAACAAGACTTAGAGCTTGAAATTATCTTCCTAGCTCTTGACCGTCCAGAAGATGTCAAGAAGCTACTCTCCCTTGAGCTTACTGGCATTTGGATCAACGAGGCTAGGGAGATACCTAAGTCTATTATTGATGCATGTACTATGCGCGTGGGTCGTTTCCCCTCTATGCGTGAAGGTGGTCCTACTTGGTCTGGCGTTATAGCTGATACTAATGCACCAGAGGAAGATCACTGGTGGCCTATTATGTCTGGTGAAGTTCCTGTTCCTGACCATATTCATCACGAACAAGCTAAGATGTTAGTTAAGCCTGACAACTGGTCTTTCTATATACAGCCTTGTGGCATGATTGAAACCCTTACAGAGAAGGGGGAGTTAGAGGATTACGTTCCAAATCCAAAAGCTGAGAACATGCATAATATGTTGAAGACTTACTATCCTAATTTAATTAGGGGTAAAACTAAAAGTTGGATTGATGTCTATGTAATGAACAGACTTGGGATGATACAAGAAGGAAAGCCAGTATATCCACAGTTCTCATCTGATACTCACATAGCTAAAGAAGAAGTTCCGATTGCTGATGGTGTGCCAGTTTATATTGGCGTTGACTTTGGACTCACCCCTGCGGCTGTATTTGGTCAGAAGGTTCGGGGTCGATGGTTAATACAGTCAGAGATTGTAGCTATAGACATGGGTATTGTTAGGTTCTCTGAAGTTCTCAGGCAAGAGATAGCCACTAGGTTTAGCAACCAAGAAGTACACATTTATGGCGACCCTGCTGGTGATTTCCGCGCACAGACAGATGAGTCTACTCCGTTTCAGATAATGCGTGGTGCTGGGTTAAAAGCAACCCCTGCTCCTAGCAATTCAGTTGACTTGCGATTAGAGGCTGTTGGTCAATCATTAACTAAAATGGCAGAAGGCAAACCAGCTTTTATGATTGATAGGCGTTGCCAGACACTAATCAAAGGTTTCCAAAGCGGATACGCATATAAAAGATTGCAAGTGTCTGGTGAACGGTTTGATGAAAAGCCTGATAAGAATATGTTTTCTCATGTGCATGACGCATTACAGTATTTAATGCTTGGTGCTGGTGAAGGAAGACAGCTTATATCAGGACAGAAACCATTGAAGGCATTTAACGCGAGAGTTGACTTTGATGTATTTAAGCGTAAACCTAGACAAAGAATTAAACAAAGCATCTGGTCACGCCTTTAAATTGTGCGTTGCATTAGTGGCTTGTTATAGGTAGTAATTAATTAATTTACTAAAGGAGTGTGTAATGTGTGTAGGTTCAAGACCATCAGCCCCACCACCACCAGCGCCCGATCCATCTATCCAAGCGGCTCAAAAGCAACAGCGTGATGAAAATCAAGCTATGCGTTCTGAGCGTAAGCAGGAGACACTTGAAAAAGGTGTTCGTAGAGCTAGAGGCGGTAGTGGTCGTAGGTCATTACTTAGTGGTTCAAGCGGTGGAATGGGTTATTATAACGAGTTTCTATAATGATTTCTCAAACCCCTGAGTATTCTCCTAGCGCGGCTGGTAACACCAAGACTGCGGAAGTGTATCTTCGTAAGTATGAACGAGCAAAGACGCAACGCGAAAACTTTGTTCCTTTATTCGAGGAGTGCTATGAGTATGCTTTACCAATGCGAGAATCTTTTTACGCAGAAAGAATTGGGCAACGCAGGGATGAAAAAATATTTGATGAAACTGCGGTCGTTGGCGTTCAAGAGTTTGCTTCACGACTTCAATCGGGTCTTGTCCCGAACTTTGCTAGGTGGGCAGATTTCACTGCTGGGTCTGAAGTTGAGGCTAATGAAAAAGATGAAGTCAACAATGCGCTTGATGAAGTCACGGATTACGTTTTTGAAGTAATTCAAAACTCTAACTTCTCTCAAGAAGTACATGAATCCTTTATGGATTTAGCTGTTGGCACAGGAGTCTTGAATGTCATTGAAGGCGATGCAATCAATCCTGTCATGTTTAGTGCAATCCCTTTGCCTCATGTTGTTTTGGATACTGGTCCTGATGACCGTATTGACCATGTGTTTAGGGAACGCCCTTGTCGCAACAGTGACTTACCTATCATGTTCCCTAAAGCAAAGTTTAGTGAGAATGTTCAAAGGCGTATCAATACATACCCAGAAGAAAAAACAAAAGTTCTTGAGATAGTCTGTCGTGATTACTCAAAGATAAACCAAGAAGCGCATATGTTCTTTGCTATCGAAATGACTAGCAAGGAAGTTATAGACGAGAAAACATTCAACGGCGTAGGTAGTAACCCATTTGTTTGTTTCCGTTGGTCTAAGTGTGCTGGTGAAATTTATGGGCGTGGTCCACTTATCAATGCGTTAAGCGCAATTAAAACTACCAATCTTACAATCGAACTCATATTAGAAAATGCACAGATGGCAATTTCTGGCATCTATCAAATGGATGATGATGGCGTTATTAACCCCGATACAATCAATCTCGTTCCGGGAACAATCATTCCAAAAGCCCCTAATTCTCTAGGGTTACAGCCAGTAGCAAGTGCTGGTTCTTTTGATGTGGCAAGCTTAGTTCTTAACGATATGCGTTTGAATATTAAACGTGCGTTGTATAACGATATGCTAGGCGACCCAAATAAAACACCAGCATCGGCTACTGAAGTTGCAGAACGTATGTCTGATTTATCAAGACGTATTGGCTCTGCCTTTGGAAGATTGCAAGCAGAGCTAGTACAGCCTGTGTTGCAACGTGTAGTTTATATATTGAAGAAGCAGGGAAGGATTGATATCCCAACTGTAAACGGCAGGGAAGTTAAGGTTAAGTCTATATCGCCACTTGCTCAAGCGCAAGCTAACCAAGACATAACTGCCGTGGCTCGTTTCCTAGAACTTGTTCAAGGGAGATTCGGTCCTGAGATAATGAACATTCTCATTGACTCAGAAGAAACTGCGGCATACTTGGCGAAGAAATTTGGAGTACCTGACCAGCTTGTTCGTGATGGAAATGAACGAAAACAGCTAGTACAGATGGCTCAACAGTATGCTCAAGCGCAGGGTCAAATGCAACCTGATGGAGTAGTAACTGGTGGTGAGCAAGAGCAAGGCTAAGTTTACTAAGGTAATTGGTACTGATGGTATTAGCCGATCCAAAGTAGAAAACGATTTAATCAATATTAATATTGCGAGTCTCTTTACCACTGATACTGGTGTAGAGGTTTTAAAGTATTTGCGTTCTATAACTATTGAATTAGTTAATGGCGCGAATGTAAGTGATGCTGAGTTGCGTCACTTAGAGGGTCAACGATACTTAGTTGGCTTAATTGAGCAACGCATACAACAAGGTCATAGGGCGAAAAATGAACAGTGAAGAAGATACCCAAGAGGTAATAGAGACTGCGGCTGACTCTGTTCCAGAACGTGTCGTAGCGCAAGTAGCACAAGACAATAGCTGGTTGCCAGAAAAATTTAAAACACCAGAAGATTTGTTGTCTTCATATAACGCT